GGGGAAAGGAAGGCCCATATCTTCCGTAAACGAGAAACAGAGAACCCTATGCGCAGAGAAGGCTACATCATGGAGGAGGTGACGGACTACGGCAACATGTCGGAGGCGTTTGACGCTGTGTTGCGGGGCAAGAAGCGAAAGACGTGCAAGCAAGGTCGCTATCTGCTGGAGCACCGTGACGAGGTGATAGCGGAACTGACGGTAAAGCTGAAGAACGGCACGTTCAAGCTCGGTGGCTATCATGAGCGCATCATCTGTGAATACGGTAAAGAACGGCATCTGCAGATATTGTCGATGAAAGACCGCATAGCGGTGTATGCTGTGATGAATGTGGTGGACGCACATCTGCACAAGCGTTTCATACGAACTACGGGGGCGAGCATCAAGGGACGTGGCACGCACGACTTGATGAAGTGCATACAGCGAGATCTGAATGCAGACCCAGAGGGAACGACATACTGCTATAAGTTTGACGTGAGGCGGTTCTATGACAACGTGAAGCCGGATTTTGTAATGTGGTGTTACCGCAGGGTGTTCAAGGACGAGGTGCTGTTAGGACTGCTGGAGCACTTTCTGCACCTTCTGCCTGAGGGCATCAGTTTCGGGCTGCGCAGCTCGCAAGGGTCGGGGAATCTGTTATTGTCTGTTTTCTTAGACCATTATCTGAAGGACAAGTACGGCGTACGTTATTTTTACAGATATTGTGATGACGGCGTGGAACTCGGTAAAACGAAAGCGGAACTATGGATGATTCGTGACATCATACATGAACAGCTGCAGAAAATTGATTTGGTGGTAAAGCCCAATGAGAGGGTGTTCCCGACTGCTGAGGGAATAGACTTTCTGGGCTATGTTATACGGCCAAACAATGTGCGTTTAAGGAAACGCATCAAGCAGAAGTTCGCAAGAAAGATGCGCGAGGTAAAATCGAGAAAAAGAAGGCGAGAGCTGACAGCATCCTTTTATGGGATGACAAAGCACGCCGACTGTAACAATTTGTTTAATAAATTAACAGGCAAAACAATGAAAAGTTTTAAGGACTTAAATGTGGCTTACAAGCCAGAAGACGGCAAAAAGCGCTTCGCGGGTACAGTAGTAAGTATCCGCGAGTTGGTAAACATTCCTATCATCGTGAAGGACTTTGAGACGGGCATCAAGACGGAGCAGGGTGAAGACCGCTGCATCGTATCGATCGAGATGAACGGCGAAGCCAGGAAATTCTTTACCAACAGTGAGGAAATGAAAAATATCCTCGCCCAGATTAAAGAAGTGCCGGATGGCTTCCCATTTGAGACAACGATCAAGACGGAAGTGTTCGGCAAAGGTCGAACCAAATACGTTTTTAGTTGATGAAAAGAGCACAAGGAAGTTTGGAGGTGAAACTGCTTGAATGCGTGAACCCCATCAAAAACAAGTGGCGCGTTCGTTGGGACGTGCAAGAACATGATGACGGAACTGCTGACTACATGGAGGCAGAACTGACACACAAGCCGACTGACGAGGAAATAAAAGACCTCGTGAGAAAATGGTATAACCAACAAACGGATGCAGCAATATTGTCGGGCTTCAGCTATGAAGGAGCCCCTGTGTGGCTCTCGCAAGAGAACCAGTACAACTATAAGGCTGCATACGATTTGGCCGTCCAGACGGACGGGAAAACGCTGCCAGTGACATTTAAGTTCGGCACTGATGAAAGTCCAGTGTATCGTACGTTTGAAACACTGGATGAACTTGCAGACTTCTATACCAAAGCCGTTAAGCATATACAAGAGATGCTGGAAGATGGCTGGAAGAATAAAGATGCAATAGATTTGAGCAAGTACAGCGCTTAAAAAATCCCTTCGGGGGAGGATGTAAAAAAAGCCCCCGGCCTGTTAAAAAGCAACGCCAATCACTTTTATAACAACGCTCACAGCGCACGACCGGGGGCATATACCCTCTGCCGCGCTGTGAGCATTTTTGTTGTCATAAAGTGATTGGCGATACAAAGGTACATAATTTAGTTGAAAATGAAAGTATTTGAGATATTGAATTTTAACAGGGAACCTCTAAAAAGGCTACAACAAGCGGGGATACGCATCGAAGATGTGGAATATATAGACTTGTACAACGACTATCGGGTGATGCTCGGTGGTGGTGAAAAGGTCTCATACATTGTGGCGACACTTGCAGATCGCTATCATGTGAGCGAGCGCAAGGTGTACACGCTCATCAAGCGATATGGTCGAGAGTGTAGTGTTCAGGAGCTCGGGGGGAGTAAAGCGCAAGGCTTTTGAAAATGTGCTGCAAAAGGCTTGCAGTGTGATTTGCTCGTGGTGTTACTTTTTGATGCGGAAGCGTGGTAACTTTGCCGTATCGAAAGTAAAATACGATGAACAAATACTATTTATTATTGGGGAAGGTGCTTGCTGAAGGCAAGACCCAACAGAACAAAAAAGGCAAGATAAAATACTTGCTCAACGAGCAGCTGACGCTCACACCGGCTGATCTGCTCGACATATTTGAGAGCCACGGCATAGCGAGGAAGAAACTGAAAGAAGAGCTGAAACTGTTTATGCAAGGAGAGCGCAATGTGGAGCGATACCGTGAGGCTGGCATAGCTTGGTGGGACTACTGTGGCCAGACATTGGTGAACAGTTACCCTACCTACATGGAGAAACTGCCACCACTTATTGAGCGCATCAACAAGGAGAAACGCAACAGCAAAAACTATGTACTGTTTCTCGGAGCAACGGATGCAGAGAGCAACCAGGCACCATGCCTGAGCCTTGTGCAGTTTCAAATAGAGGACGGTGTATTGGTTGTGTCGGCATATCAGCGCAGCTCCGATGCTAACCTCGGGCTGCCTTCAGACATTTACCACCTTTATCTGATGGCTCGACAGATAGACTTGCCACTAAAGTCTATCACGCTGAACCTGGCGAATGTACACATCTATGAAAACAACATAAAGCCTACTGAACGACTTCTCGCTGGTGAGGATAATATAAAATTTGAACTGAACGTATGAGAGGGAAAATGCACATGGCAGCACCTCTGCCTTTTGTCGGACAGAAGCGCATGTTTGCAAAGGAGTATATCAAGATTCTGCCCCAGTTTAACGACAAAACAGTGTTTGTGGATTTGTTCGGTGGCAGCGGTTTGCTGTCCCATATAACGAAGCATTTGCGTCCAGAGGCAACTGTGGTATATAACGACTACGACAACTACCGCGAGCGATTGGCACATATACCTCAGACAAATGCGCTGCTCGCTGATTTGCGAGAGATAGTTGGCAATACGCCAAAGCACAAGCGAATAGATGGTGAGATGCGTGAGAAGATGTTTGAACGTTTGAGGCATGAAGAGCAAACGGTGGGCTATATTGATTTTATAACCATCTCGGCATCGGTGATGTTCTCGATGAAGTACGAACTGAGCATCGAGGAGATGGAGAAGCAGACATTATACAATAATATCCGAAAGAACGACTACCCGACAAGTGAGGACTATCTGGAAGGCTTGACGATTGAATCATCTGACTATCGTGAACTATACGAAAAGTATAAAGACAATCCGAATGTGGTGTTTATTGTTGACCCTCCTTATTTGTCCACAGAGGTTGGAACATACAAAATGTACTGGCATTTGTCTGACTATCTCGATGTGTTGAATGTGCTTAAAGGAAAGCCGTTTGTTTATTTCACATCAGATAAGTCGTCTATCATTGAGCTTTGTGAATGGTTAGGCAAGCATAAAACGCTCGGCAATCCGTTTGAAGGTTGTAAGCGTTTCGAGTTCAATGCGCATGTGAACTATGATGCAGGTTATAAAGATATGATGCTCGTGAAGTATAATGCCGCATAATTTGAACCTCGTTTGAACGCCGTTTGTTCGCCGTTCAAAAACTATAAAAGCAGCCCGTTCTGGACTGCTTTTTTGTTGTTTTAAAGTGTCGTGTGCGCGAAATTTTTAGAACGTTTCGTTTTTCCCGATTTTTGCACGTTTCGTTTTTCAAATCGAGCACGTTTCGTTTTGCCGGATTTACATTGAAGTTGTGAACAATATCCCTCTTTTAAAATCGGGAAAAAGAAAAGTGGTTGTAAACGAATGGTGCAAGTAAGATGGAACAAAAAAGTATCTATGTGCTAGGAGTAGGCCACAATACCATTGTAACGATTGATTTGGCAGAAAGTTGCAACTATACTATTGCAGGACTTTACCACTATCAAAAGGAAAGGACGGGTGAGATGTATTTCGGTCACAGAATAATTGGCTGTAACGATGAATTATTCACCCAGGATTTACATGGGAAGAATTTTGCCATAAGTGTCGGTAACAATGATATTAGGGCAGAACTATTTAATAGGATTATAGAACGAGGAGGGAATGTTGTAACGCTCATACATCCTACAGCCGTGGTTTCCAAATATTCAAAAATAGGGAACGGCGTATGCATCCATGCTCTCAGTGTTGTAGCTCCTGATACTGTTATCGGGGATGATTGTGTCGTTTCCCACAATGATTTGGTGACGCATGGTGTCCGTATGGGTAACCATTGTTTTATGGCAAGTAACATTGTTCTTGGTGCTTATACTGTCATGCACGATTATGCTTTCATTGGATCAGGTGCAACCGTTGTTTCAGCAAAGGCGAAAGAATTAGGGTGCCATTCTTTAATAGGTGCCGGTGCTGTCGTTATAAAACCAGTTCCGGTCAATGCTGTAGTTGTAGGCAACCCTGCGAAAATATTAAATAAGAAAGATGAATAGGAAAATTACAATTTCTCTTTGCGGAGACATTCTTGTTGCCCATAGCATTCCACATTGTTTAGAGTTAGATGGTATAGCCAAGATTCTACACTCGTATGATTTCAATTTTGGGAATTTAGAAACCACAGTATGCAATAATGAAGGTACGCAAGCCGCATTCCCGGGTGGTTGTTGGACAAAGGCTCATCCTACAAGATTGGATGAATTGAAAGCGTTAGGATTCAATATGTTAAATACAGCCAATAACCATTCAATGGATTATGGCGAGGGCGGCTTACTTGCAACTTTGAAACATTTGGACGACCGAGGAATCCCCCATGCAGGAACCGGTAAAGACTTGCAGGCAGCTGCTGCCCCTGCGTATATCAATAAAAATGGTGTTAGGATAGCTTTGGTCGGGGTGACAAGTTCTTTCCATGATTCCTATTTGGCTGGCCCTCACGGAACATCCATAATAGGTCGTCCCGGTGTTGCTCCATTACGACACAAAAGCATTTACGAATTGCCTTCCGAAGAATTCAAAGCATTAGAGAATATTGTAAAAAGAACTGGTATAAATAGTTATTATGCACAGGCAATAAAGGAAGGTTATTTGCCTATGTCAGAAAATCTCAAGATAGGATTTTATGAGTTTGTACGCGGAAAGAAGTTCAATGCTTCCACAATTCCTAACAAATCGGACATGGAACGAACATTAAATAGTATACGCTCAGCATCCTATTATGCCGATTTCATTGTAGTGAGTGTACATGGGCACCAATTTATGAGCAACGGTACAAAAGAGGATGTACCGCAATTTTTAAGAACGTTTTCTCATCACTGCATAGATGGCGGTGCAAATATCGTTGTGTGCCATGGCCCACATTTAGTTCGTGGCATAGAAAAATATAAAGATGGTGTTATCTTTCACGGTTTAGGTAACTTCATACTGCAACACGATATGCCTACTGAAGTACCAGCAGAGGCTTATTTAGCATCTAACATAAACGATTTCTCTAACATTAGTGTGGGAGAACTTATGATGGATATCAAAAGCAACTATGGACGTTGCGGATTAGTAACAGATGCAAAATGTTGGCAAGGTATTATTGCTGGTGTGACTTTCGAGAATGGGAAATTTGATATCAACTTATATCCGATAGAGTTGATGCTCAACGAGACGAAAGGGCTTCGAGGCTTTCCACGTATCTCTAAAGATATGACCGTAATAAAACGCATCGCTGATCTTTCAGGTCGCTACGGGACAAAAATAGAATTAAGCAAAGACAATATAGGTATAGTGATTCAATCATAATAAAATTTGCAATGGAAAATTTCAAAAAAAGTAATATCCACTCGTTGGATTCATATACAATGTACGATTATGAGTTTAACGCTGAAAGCAATACAGTTCAGACCGGTTCAATAATTATTCCCAATAACAAGGAAGGGAAAAAGTTCCATGTCATGTATTTACTTCACGGGATGGGTAATAATAGAGAATGGCAAAATCATGGTATCCTTTCGATGATGGAAGAAGATGCTCAACGTAATGGAAAACAATATATAATCATTTTGCCAAACATAATGGAAACAGGAAAGGAGGACTTTGATACCAAAATGAGATATTTTAGAAATTTTCATAAAATCCTCATGGATGTATTAATCCCTTATTTTGAGGGGAGTAATGATGCGACATCAAACTTTGCTTATGGAGATTGGTCGCACAGAATTATTGCCGGTCTTTCACTTGGAGCCATGACCTCGCTTTATTGTGCGTGCAAAGTATATTGCGATAGTAATAAAACGGATGCCTTTTCGTTTGTTGCAGCCTATGCGCCTAGTGAATTTCTTGCAAATGGCATCTTAAAAACTGTAGATAAGGGGTGGCTTAGCAATAAAATCTATGTCGTTACTGGGGATAAATCGAAAAACCGCACATGGCTAAGTTGTGGTTTAGAGGATAGCTTGAAATACTATACAATGTCCTATTTCAATCTGCTTCATGCACATGGAACCGTAGCAAACTATAATTGGAGTGAAAATGGGCATGATTGGAACTCTTTCTTAAAACAACACAGAATGTTCTTGGATTACTTGGCAAAAAACATCTAAAGGAAACAATAATGGCTGAAGATTCTATAATGGTGACTGTGCGCTGTTTAGCATTCAATCATGCAAAATATATACGACAATGTTTGAATGGTTTTATAATGCAGAAAACCAATTTTGATTTTGAAGTAGTAGTTCATGATGACGCTTCGTCTGATGGTACAGCTGAAATAATAAAAGAGTATGCAGACAAATACCCGCGACTAATCAAGCCTATATTGGAAGAAGAGAACCAATATAGCAAGGGTGGCAACATTCTACATAATATAATGAATAGCCACACGAGAGGCAAGTATATAGCTTTTTGCGAAGGCGATGATTATTGGACTGATCCTTTAAAATTGCAGAAACAAGTGGACATACTTGAACAGCATCCTGAATATTCTATGGTTTATACGGGCTTTCAAACGGTGGATGAAGAAGGGAAGGCTATATTGAGACCTGATTATGAACGGTATATGAGGGTGTCTTTTACGGGAGATATATTCCCGTATTTGTTAAGATACGGGAATTTCGTTTTAACAGTTAGCATTTGCTTACGAAAGGAGCATTATATGGGGGCTATTAGGGAAAACTCACCATGTTTCCTTGATTTCAACACGGTTATCGCCTCTTGCGCTAATAGCATGGCATATTATCTTCCTGAAAAAACATGTTGTTACCGCCAATCTCCAAATGGCATGATGATGACGCAGGGAAAAGAAGTGTCACGCAAAACTCAGAAGATAAGGAAATATATAGTTGGTTTATATTTAGATGGAAAGATACAAAAACGTGGCTTTTTGCGACATAATATTATAAAGATAGATCTTTTAGTTTTTGCTTTTCACTTGTATAAAAATGGCGCAGACAAAGATTATATCAAATGGATTTTTAAACGCGACAGCTCTTTCTTGTTAATTGCTCCTATTGCAATAATTGTTGGTGTGATTAGAAAAATGAAGTAAATCAGGATATGACGCAACTACATTTAGTAATATTAAACGTTCTCCTGTATGGGATACTGATGCTTGTTTTGGCTAGGAAATATGGTTGGACAAATATGAGTTCCGTATTGGCTTTATTTTATTTTACGAGTGCAATATTGTCATATTTGTATTATATTTTTCCTCTTTATCCAATTACATATACAGGTATGTACGCGCATTTTTCATTAAACGGATGTGTTTATACGTTCATTTATTACGTTCTTATCATTACCGCCTTTCGTTCGTTTAATCTGAAAAATATTAAAGAGATAAAGAATTGTAATGTTAGGATAATAAAATACATACAAGTTGGTTTTCTCCTTTTAATGGGGGTCTATGTTCTTATTGCCTTACCTTTTTCTATCAAATATTTCTTTTCTGGCGATCTTGCGTCTTTAAGAGATGAGACTTATGAAGAATCAACAGGTGGAACCGGTATGGGGTTTCGGGGATTAGTGCTTATATGGGCATACTTGGGTATGACACCTTTTGTAGTATTTATCATATCAGTTGTCAATATATTACTTTTTAAAAATAATCACAAGATTAATTATTACTGTATAGCATTATATGGGTTAGCAAAATTGGAACGCGTGTTTGGCACGATATCTCGAGCGACAATTATATTTACATTGATTGAAATCTTAGTTGTTGCTATTGTCTTTTCAACGAAATTAGGCTATTGGAGGCAGAAAAGAAACATTATTGCTGTGTCTTTGATTTGCGTACCTTTTTTGTATAACATATTTGCAAATATATCCACAAGCAGATTTTCTGATGATAAGCTTTCGTCACAATTAGCCACACTTAGATATGCAGGCGAACCCTTTCTGAATTTCATAGGATTGATGTACCCAGACATGAGAGAATATACTTATGGTTCATCGCAATTCACTATGATTAAAAAACATTTAGGCTTAGACTATGATGACGGAAAGAACAGGGAAGGGACGACTACATATAATACATTTCTAACAAAAAAGACTCATTATCAGCATCCTGCATATATCTTCTATGGCCTTATAGGAAGTTACTACAAAGAATGGGGATTCATGTTGACTATAATTATGGCATTAGCTTTTAATTTGTGGTTTAGACATTTGTTTAAGAAAAAATACATCGTAGGATATATGCCACTAATTACCTTTTGTGTATTGGCTGGATACGTCGCAAAGGGGATATTCTTTCCGGAATACTCTGGCTCATCCCATAATATAATGTTTATATACCTCGTAGTATTCTTCTTTGTGTTTAGAAAATTTGGACATTCGATTAAAATACAAAAGTATTAATTAAATGAAAGCAAGAATTATTGCATACTACTTACCTCAGTACCATCCCATACCGGAGAATGACAGATATTGGGGTAAAGGATTTACGGAGTGGAGAAACGTAGGGAAGGCTAAACCATTGTTCCGAGGTCATAGTCAGCCTCGTGTACCGGCTGATTTGGGATATTACGACCTTCGTTTACCGGAAGTTCGGGAAGAACAGGCCGAGTTAGCAAAAGAAGCCGGTATTGAGGGCTTCTGTTACTGGCACTACTGGTTTGGCAACGGTAAACAATTATTGGAAATGCCTTTCAATGAAGTATTATGCACTGGAAAACCAGATTTTCCATTTTGCTTGGGATGGGCTAACCATCATTGGACAAACAAGACATGGACTGTCGGTGGTACTTTCCAGAAAGACTCCATGATTATGGAACAAACTTATCCCGGAATGGAAGAACATAAAATGCATTTCTATGCTTTGCTTCCTGCTTTCAAGGACCACCGTTATATTACAGTAGATGGCAAGCTTCTGTTTGTCATTTTCCGTCCCCTTGACATACCTAATAGCAAAGAATTCATAAAGCTATGGAATGAACTGGCTATAAAGGAAGGTTTGAAAGGATTCCATTTTGTTGGTGTGGAATCTAGCTTGGGCTTCTTCTCCAATAGCGGAGATAAAAGATTCTATATGGGGAAAGATGTGACTATGAGAATTTTTCAGCGAGTTTTAGATAGTGGTTACGATGCTATTAATTCTCGCGGTATGAACCTGGCGCACATCCGATATGATTCCATGTTCAAGTATTATCTAAAGAAATTTTGCAAAAAAGCCTTCAAATGGCAAGGGACAATTAAATATGACTTTGAAAAAGTAAGTAAATTACTCTTTACTGAAGAAGATAAATGTAATAATGTATACCCAACCATTATCCCAAATTGGGATCGCACCCCCCGAAATGGCAAGAATGCCATTGTGTGGTACCATAATAGCCCTGAATATTTCAAGGAAGAGGTGAAAATAGCACTTAATATGATTAAAGATAAACCTAAAGAACATAAGATACTTTTTCTTATGTCTTGGAATGAATGGGGTGAGGGCAACTATATGGAGCCTGATATAGAATTTGGGAAAGGATATATCAAAGCTTTGCGGGAAGTAATCAAAGAGTAATGAAGACTAATTACTTAAATATTGGGTATGGGATTAAAGACGACATTAAAGAGTTTAATTATTAAATACAATTATATTGGGTGGCGAGTAGTGCAAATAAGAAAAAAATTAAAGCATTTATCCAGTAAAAAGCCCTTAATAGTCAATAGGGGGGGGATATATAGAATAATTAAAAAAGGAAGAGGAAGTAATAATCATGTCATTATTGAAGATGGCTGTTATTTAGACAATGTTGTAATACACATGATAGGTAATAACAATACGATAAAGTTTGGTAAAAATGTATATGTTGGACCGGGATGCAGTTTTTGGACAGAAGGTAACAACTGTAAGATTATAATTGGTGAAAATACTACTTTTACACAAAAAGTCCATTTTAATGCCCAAGAAAACAATTCAGAAATAATTTGTGGTAAAGATTGTATGTTCTCCAATACTATTATAGTCAGAACTAGTGACAGTCACGCAATCATTGACGAAGAAACGCATGAAAGATTAAATTTCGCAGGCAATGTCATTATAGGGGATCATGTTTGGGTTGCCCCAAGTACAACAATAATGAAAGGAGTGAACATAGGGTCAAATACGATTGTCGGTTCTCATACATTAGTGACAAAATCGATACCTTCAAATGTTCTATGCGTAGGAATGCCTGCAAAGGTTGTTAAAGAGAGGGTTACTTGGTCAAGAGAAAATATAATATTCAAGGGAAAATAGATTATAGAACAAATTTAACAAATATGAACTCACCAAAAATCATTGCGGAAATTGGTTGCAATCACAAGGGTGACATGGCAATCGCGAAAGAGATGATTATGACCGCCGCTACTTATTGCAAAGTGGACGTGGTTAAGTTTCAGAAACGTTACAACAAAGAACTGTTGACACCTGAAGAGTACAATGCTCCGCATCCTCATCCGGAAAATTCATATGGGAAAACATACGGCGAACATCGGGAGTTTCTGGAGTTCAACCTTGACCAACACCGCCAGTTGCAGGAATGGTGCAACGAGTTTGGCATAGAGTATTCCACTTCGGTATGGGACATTACCTCGGCAAGAGAAATCTGCACGTTGCATCCCAATCTGATTAAAGTGCCTTCCGCTTGCAATTTGAACAAAGGTCTGTTGGAGTACCTGTGCGATAATTTTGGAGGTGAAATCCATCTGTCTTTCGGTATGACCACCCGTGACGAGGAAGAACGGATTATCCAGTTCTTCGAATCTAAAGGGCGCAACAAGGATTTGGTGATTTACGATTGCACATCGGGCTATCCCGTGCCGTTTGAAGACATTTGCCTGCTTGAAATCACCCGTCTGCGTGAGTTATATGCAGACAGAGTGAAATCCATCGGTTTTTCAGGTCACCACTTGGGGATAGCCGTAGACAGTGCCGCTGTAGCCCTTGGTGCAGAATGGATAGAACGCCATTATACGCTTGACCGAACATGGAAAGGCACAGACCATGCGGCTTCGCTTGAACCTGACGGAGTGCGCAAGCTGGCTCGCGACTGCCGTGCCGTGGCGAAAGCGTTGACTTACAAGAAAGAGGATATCCTTGATATTGAGAAAGTACAGAGAAACAAGCTAAAAAAGAACCAAGTGAAATGGTAATCGCATTTATACCGGTAAGGGGCGGTAGCAAGTCTATCCCCCTTAAAAATATCAAACCGTTCTGCGGCAAGCCTTTGGTTTGTTGGAATATTGAGGCATTGGAACAATGTAAGGAAGTGGACGAAATCATAGTAGCCACTGATTCGGATAAGATAGAAGAGACGGTAGTTTCACAAGCATATAAGAAAACGAAAGTGTACCACCGTTCAGCAGAGAATGCTTGTGACACTGCAAGTACGGAAAGTGTGATGTTGGAATACATCCGTTACACCCAACTTAATGAGGATGATATTTTTATGTTGGTGCAGGCTACATCCCCATTGACAGAAACGCTTCATTTCACGGAAGCATTGGATATGTATAGTAAAGGAGAATACGATTCCATTCTTACTTGTGTACGCAATTATCGTTTCTTTTGGAATGAGGACGGCACAAGCATGAACTACGATTACGAGAACCGCCCCCGCAGGCAGAACTTCTCGGGTATGCTGATGGAGAACGGTGCATTCTATATAAATAAGGTAGGGAATATCTTGGATTCGGGCAACCGCCTTAGCGGACATATCGGCATTTATGAAATGCCGGAATATACGGCTACGGAAATAGACGAACCGGACGACTGGATTGTATTAGAGAATCTGATGCGCAAGCACGTTTTGTCCAAGCGCAAGGAAGCAAGAAAGTCCATCAAACTTTTCCTGTGCGATGTAGACGGAACGTTGACAGACGGAGGCATGTATTATTCCGAAAACGGGGATGAATCGAAGAAATTCAATACCCGTGACGGCATGGGCTTCCAATTGCTTCGTGAAGCCGGAATAAAGACTGGTATCATTACATCGGAGGACACTAAGATAGTGGAAAACCGTGCGAAAAAGCTGAAAGTGGATTTCTTGTATCAAGGCAAGCGGAATGGCGGAAAACTGGCCGTAGCCAAAGAGGTATGCACTCAGCTTAGCATCACATTAGATGAAGTGGCCTACATCGGTGATGACATAAATTGTATCGAACTTTTGGAAGTTGTGGGAATAAAGGCTTGTCCAGCTGATGCTTGTGAAAGTGTTAAAGACATGTCTTGTATTCGTGTGATGAAAAATAAAGGCGGCAAAGGATGTGTTCGAGAATTTATTGAGGAGATTTTGAAATGAAAAACATTGTTTTTTATGTACATCGTACAGGACTTTTAGGTTATTTCGTTAATCCCATATGTTCTTTCTTGAAAGACAAATATGACATTACCGTGTTACATTTGGATAAGAGAAATGGATATTCATCCCATGGAAATGGTGATTACAAAACCATTGACTTGAGCGATTACTCGATTGATAAGATTCAACAAACACTCAAGAATTTGGCTCCTAAAGCCGTCATATTTTTAGGATTCATCTCCATATATGAGCTGTTAATGCTCAGAATCGCCACAGATTTGGGGCTAAAAACGATTTATTTAGAGCATGGAATTTATTCGAAAGAAACATCTTCTTTGCCATTAAATAAGATTGTCAATAAGTTTTGGGATACCATGTCAAAAAACCTGTTTTTTCTACGGCTATATAGGAATTTTATTCAGCTTTCTTCTAACCCTAAACAAGAAAAGCGACTATTCAAACAGTGTATAATAAAAAAGGACTATAGCGAGAGCAAATTCTCCAAAGCATTGTTCTTTTCTGATTATGGATATAGACAGATCAACAAGCTTTTTCAATATGATGAGCGTCATGTCGATTTTATCTGTTATCCTCTGACTTACGACAACGAGAGTTTCAAGGAACTTGATACCCTTGCACATATGCCATTGACAGAAAACAAGAATGCCATTTTGATTCATCAGCCGTTTATTTTGGACAGACTGGTAAATTGGGGGTATGAGGCAGAGAGAGGGTATTTTGTTAAAGTAGCAACAGAAATCGAGAAGTATGGCTATAAATTGACATTGCTTATACATCCACGGGAAAATGTAAAAAAGTATTGCAAAATGTATGAGGCATCCAATATAATTATAAAACAAAATATAAACAAAAAGGAGTATAAGGAATATTCTTTGGCCATAGGGTATTATAGTACAGCACTATTATATCCAGTGTTTTTACATATTCCTCTATTGATTATAGATTATGGAGATAAGGTAAAAGCTATAGATAGCACCTTTTACTCACTTAGTTGTAGTTTGCCAATTAAAGTGTCAGAGGAATCTATGCAAAAAAATGATGAATTTATAAAAGACTATATCGGTACGTCAGAATGTTCTTTTGAGCATGTCGCATATGTGCTTGATAAAAACATTGCTTCATTATAGATATTGTGTATGTTGATAAAACACATTTTTAGTCACGTTTTACAAGCTATTAAAAAACTTATAGCTCTCATCCACAAAGAATACGAAGGAATTAAAGCATTAGTAGAAGATAAACCTTTATAAAGATGAATAATACAAACATTCCGCGTCCTACGGACGCAAGCATCATCCTGACGTACAGATGCCCGATGCGTTGTCAGATGTGTAATATCTGGAAGAATCCCACAAACAGACAAGAAGAGGTAAAGGCAGAAGACCTCAAGACGCTGCCACAGTTGAAGTTCATAAACCTTACGGGCGGAGAACCTTTTATCCGTGAGGACTTGGATGAGATAGTAGAAGAGTGCTATAAACACACGCCACGTATTGTCATCTCTACATCAGGTTGGTTTGAAGACCGTGTTGTTGCGTTGGCGAAGAAGTTTCCTAATATAGGCATACGTATTTCTATTGAAGGGCTTAGCCAAAAGAACGATGAACTGCGCGGTCATGTAGGTGGATTTGACAAAGGATTACGCACGTTGCTTACTTTGAAACATATGGGGCTGAAGGATATTGGTTTCGGCTGCACTGTGTCGAACCATAACTCTAGGGATATGCTCTCACTTTACCAACTATCGCTTTCGTTGGGTATGGAGTTCGCCACGGCGGCTTTCCACAACTCTTATTATTTCCATAAGAGTGACAACGCCATAACCAACAAGGACGAGGTGTGCGGTAACTTCCGTCAACTCATTGAGTGGCAGCTGAAGGAGAAGCACCCGAAGAGTTGGTTCCGCGCATGGTTCAACATGGGACTTATCAATTATATCAATGGCAACCGTCGTATGCTGCCTTGTGAAGCGGGGATGATGAATTTCTTCATTGACCCGTGGGGCGAGGTGATGCCCTGCAACGGGTTGGAAGAACGTTATTGGAAGGAAAGCATGGGCAACATCCACGATGCACCGTTCATGGACATCTGGGAGAGCGAACAGGCGCAGAAGGTTCGCCAGATGGTGCGCAAGTGCCCAAAGAACTGTTGGATGGTTGGCACGGCAAGTCCCGTCATGCATAAGTACATAAAGTACCCCTTGAAGTGGGCCTTGCAGAACAAACTGCGCTCCCTGCGAGGCAAGCCTGCTTGCATCGACCTAAAATGGTGTGATGTAGGTCAAGATCCGAAACAGGGGGATTTGAGAGAGGAGGTGTGATTATGGTCATGGACTATCTTTTGACGCTGATTGTGCCTGTTGCTTTGGCCATCTGTGTGCTGTATGGAAACAAGAATCTTGGCAATCAAGACGCTTTCATGAACAAGGAGTTCACGAGGGCGTTGAAGGGTGCATGTTGCATCATCGTAATCCTTGTGCACATCCCGTTGGCATACGCCAATAAGTTGCAAGATGGCATAGGAAGCTTTGCATATGTTTGTGTGACCCTCTTCTTTATCATGTCTGCTTATGGGATGAACATTTCGGCTAGCAGAAGCCCTGCATACCTGCGCCATTTCTGGCGCAACAGGCTGTCGGCATTGTTGATACCACAGCTTTTGGTCAATCTGTCAGTTGTTGTTGGTTTTGTGTTAATAAATGTTATAAACGGGGGGGTAAGCCAAGCTTCCTTACCTTAGTCCATATAAACGGCTATGTGCTAGTGCTGCTGCAATACTGCTTGTGGTTCTACTTGGTTACGTTGGGCCGGTACTTTTATGGCGAGCGAACGGCACAACTGATGCTGATTATTGGCGTGGCAGTGTCGAGTTTGGTCATGTATTTCTGCTTCGATGCCAATGATTGGTGCTATGAACGTTGGGGGTTGGTGTGGGGCGTACTGCTATTCTTGTACATGCCCAAAGTGAAGCGGTTGGTTAAACCCAACGTCCAGAAGATAGTGGTCTTTGGCTTGTTGGGATTTATGCTTGGTGCGGCTTACTTGAAGTTTAAACCAGTGTTCTTTTATGGAGAGTACCTGCTGAAAATAGTGTTGGGCATGACCATCATCCTATTGCTGTTCACCTTGTCATCCCAACGAAAATTTGGGAACAAAGCCATCAACTTCCTTGGTGACATATCCTACGAAGTCTATCTCTCGCACCACGTCGTTATGACCGTCCTGTCATCGTTGTTCCCATTGTTGCCATCGGGATGTTTCATCTTGATTACCGTTTTGGGAACTATCATGCTCTCTGCGATTCTCCATCACGTAGGCTCCTTTCTTGTGAAACGTTGCCGCATCTGAATTTTCTGTTTTTTTTAACTTGCAATAATGAAAATAGTAGTGACCGGAACCCGTGGTATCCCGAATATCATGGGTGGAGTGGAGACACACTGCGAGGAACTGTTCCCGCGCATAGCCGAGATGGGCTTTGACGTGACGGTGATACGCAGGAAAAGCTATGTGCGTGATGCTATGAAAGAATATAAGGATGTCAAGTTGGTAGATATTGTTACTCCTAAAAAGAAATCATTTGAAGCGATTATCCATACTTTCAGGGCGATAAACGAGGCCAAACGGCTTAAAGCTGATATTCTGCATATTCATGCCATTGGCCCGGCGCTGCTTGTCCCGTATGCAAAGATACTTGGAATGAAGGTCGTTTTCACCCATCATGGGACAGACTACGACCGTGACAAGTGGGGCTTTGCTGCAAAGACGATGCTAAAGTTCGGTGAACGCATGGGGTGTATGTTCGCTGACGACGTGATTGTGATTTCCGACGTGATACGCAATCTCATAAAGCGGAAATATGGAAGAACGCAGCACGTACACCTTATATATAATGGTGTGTCGCAACCGGAAATCTGTGATTATCCTGAATATTTCCAAGAATTGGGTATAGAAAAAGGAAAGTTCATTTTGGGTATGTGCCGCTTTGTCCCAGAGAAGAATTTGCACCACCTGATAGAGGCATTCGTTAAATTGAAGAGTGAAAAATTAAAAGGGAAGAATTCTTGTTCTGAGATAAAATTAGTTTTAGCAGGTGATACGGACTTTGAGGACGACTATTCACGGGGGCTGAAAGAGATGGCAAAGAAAAACGGTGTTGTATTGACTGGGTTTATCAAGGGACGTAGGCTGCATTCTTTGTTGACGAACTGCCTATGCTATTGCCTGCCGTCGAGTCACGAGGGGTTGCCCATAGCCCTACTCGAAGCTATGAGTTACGGTGTGAAAGTTATCGTTAGCGATATTCCGGCCAACCTTGAAGTTTGTCTGCCAAAAGAAGATTATTTTCCCGTCGGTGATGTTGATGCATTAGCCGATAAACTGGCAAAAGTCATAGAACAGCCATTAGAACGCATAACGTATGATATGCAAAAATATGATTGGGGAAAAATAGCCGATCAAGTGGGCGATATTTATCGTAAAGCAAAAGCTGTTTACCAATGAGGGTATGAAAAACAAGGTTCATCCGCGAAATTGTCAAGAAACGAAGGGATTACGAGAATTTTTTGCTTATGACAATCGGAATCAATACTAACTACATTACGTTCCATGTTACATTTATTTGCACGAATAATCGATGTAAAATTACATTTCTCCGCACGAATAAACAAGCGGTTCTTGCATTTTTCTGCACGAATGCATTCTATTGAAGAATGACAGGCCTATGCCGTCAGTTGTTTATACCCTATATGCTCCGTCCTTACCAACAAAACATCAAACACAATTTGTTCGAAGCTTGGCGGCAGTACTCGTCCGTGATGGTGCAGATGCCCACTGGAACGGGCAAGACACACTTGCTCGCTTCGGTCATATCCGACCGGATGATGGCTGATGATACAGCAAGCGTTTGGATTGTTGCGCACCGCCGCGAGTTGGTGGAGCAGATAGAGGAGACGGTCGCACGTTACGGTATATCCAAAGATGACGGAAGGGTGAAGGTGATGTCCATCCAGTGGCTGTCAAAGCATTGGGAGGACGTGAAGGACGAAAGGCCGGGTTTGATAGTGATAGATGAAGCGCACCATGCGCTTGCCGGGACTTACAGGGAACTGTGGCTGCGCTATCCGAATGCTAAGAAACTCGGTACGACCGCTACGCCCTGCCGGCTGAATCGCAAAGGGTTCGCTGACTTATTTGACACGCTTATCACATCGGATAGCATAGCGGACTTTATCCGGCAAGGATGGCTTTCCGCCTTTGATTATGTATCCATACGTCCGGACAGCGAAGATCAACGGTTAATAAACGGGTTGGAAAGACGGGGAGCGGACGGTGATTTTCAGGTGAAAGAGATGGACACCGTGCTGAACAGGCGACCAAGTATCGAAAGGCTGTATGGGAGCGTAAGGCAATATGCCGATGGCAAGAAAGGCATCGTGTACGCTGTAAGCATCAGCCACGCACGGAATATTGCCGGATATTACAATAAATACGGGATGAACACCGTCGCCATTGACAGCAAGACACCCGCAAACGAACGGAAACGGCTTGTCGAAAACTTCAGGCAGGGCAAGATACAGGTTCTTGTCAATGTGGACATATTCAGTGAGGGCTTTGACTGCCCTGACGTAGAGTTTATCCAGTTGGCACGGCCGACACTGTCGTTGCCCAAGTACCTGCAACAGGTGGGGCGCGGACTGCGCAAGACGGAAGGCAAGGAAAGCTGCATGATAATCGACAATGTGGGGCTTTACCGCCTGTTCGGTCTGCCGACGGCCCACCGGGACTGGCAGGCGATGTTCGAGGGACGGCTTGCCGGAAAAGGTTATCCGGAGGCAAATACGAGGGCGGTGTCATATATGGCTCTATCGCAGGGAACAGATAAAGATAAAACAGCAGAAACAGACGGACAACTGGAAACCATCGTGTCGCACGGGCAGTTGTTGGATTACCTGCAAAGTGGCAAATCTTTGCCGGAGAACGATTCGCTACAACCCGAAAAGCTGAGACCGTTCAAGGACAGGGCAAGTGGCCTGTACGGCTTGAAGCGCGGCAATAAGATAACGTCCACGGCACGATACCATAACGTCCTTGACACGGATGGGGGGCTTGCCACCGTGTGTTTTGACAACGGGCAAACGGGTATCGTGGATGAATCCGGCAACGTCAGGATGCGGTTGGGACGTTGCCGAAGCGCAAAATTCATGAAAGGCAATATCCTTGCACTTACGGGCAATAACGGCCGGAAAACGTACATGGATTTGCTCAGTGGCCAAATATACAATAAACAGCCGAGGATACGGCAGTTCGGACCTGTACAAATACTTGAAGCGGACGGTATGTATTACAGCCGGACAAAGGAACAGTATAAAATCAGGAAAGTCTCCGGATGTCATATTTTTCATGCCACAAGTTCCTGTCTTCTTGTCTATGATTATTATGCCGCTCCCGTATGTCGTCAAGTCAACGAAGACGATGCCCGTTGGGGGCATGACTGCGTGTGCCTGCTTGCAAATGACTATGACACCTATTACCGTTATTGCGGCATGCTGTCTGGCGGAAGCATTGTCATCGTGGACAATGTCGGCAAATATTACATTGTGGAGGAAGGCAGGGGCAAGAAATACATCGCTTGTGAAAATCCCAAGACGGCGGACGAGAATTTTGACGTGGTGATACCCCGCTTGAAAGCCGAAGCGGAAAGACGGACGAATATGATGGTGGCCGAGGAGCGGCGGACAAACGAACGGAAGCGCATGGCACGTTTGGAAATGATGAAAACTGCCGTGCCATTCAAGTCCGGCATGAGATGGGGATTGAGGCAGGGTGGTAAGGTGGTAGTCCCTCCTGTTTACAGGAACATCCAGCCCCCTGTCGGCTACTATTGCGCCGTTGAGGTCAGTCCGTGCCGGTGGGGCATCATCATGCTGGATGGAAAAGTCGTGGTGGAGGCCGGCTACTCAAAGGTGGTGATAAATGGTGACGGAACTGCAAGGCTGACCGTCTTCCCGGGAAAAGAGAAAGTCGTTGAATTAGGCACCTGACAAAGCAGGAATTATCCACATATAAACAATCATACACAAAAATGCCACAAACTGTCTTCCGAATAGTTTTGGACAGTTTGCGGCATTTTTGTGTGCCATCTTATAGGCTCCGGCCATATGGTTCTTTGTTATTCGATGAGTTTCGTGGCCCGGTGTTCTTCTTTTGCCGGTTGCTCAAAAGCGTCGCGTGCTCCGGTGAAGATTTCTTCTACGCGGTCTACCGTTTTGCGACGGAACTTGGCGGAACCCCACAGCAACTTGTTTTGAGCCTTGTTGAGGGCGTTGGCATCATTGATCCATTCTTCCGCCTTGTAGGTACGGCCATTATACCCGTCCAAATCTTCCTCATAATAGTAACTGATTTGCGTCAGTTCCATGTGGCACTTCCCGTCGGAACATTTTATGGTGAGCAAATAACGGAAACGGGTGCGGTCCAAGACGAAAGGTTTCTTCTTGAATATCATCCATTCTTCGAAACGTCCGACCAACGTACCGGTAGAGGCATCCTCCATAGCCATTTTGGTACCTTTCATTTGCTGTTCCCCTTTCATTAACTGATTGAGGTAAGCTTTCATCACGTCGTATATCTGCTGTTTGTTTTTGCCTTCCACGGCAAAGGTTTGCTGGAACAGCACTTGTCCGTTCACTTCAGGTACGGCACCGACCAGATATTTACTGTCGTCTCTTTTGGATTTTGCGCAAACCAACATCGGTACGCATAATAGCAATAATAGAATTTTTCTCATGGGTTCAATCTTTTTGAAGTTCTGCGCAAATTTAATAAAAGAAAAGCAATATCGGGCAGACGGACCTTCTGTTTTAGTCATTTTTGTACCTTTTATAAGAGATACTTGTTCAAGTAGGCCGTAATATCTGGTAAGCAGTCAAAAATTGGCTATTG